CTTCATGACCAGCCTCTTCCGTCCGACAACCTTGCGCACGGTTACGATCCCGATGATCGCGGCCAGGGATACCAGTGCCGCTCCGAACCAATCGCCCGTTGTGAGGCCATAGGTCAGCGCTGATAGCGCAACCGTTTCCGGTCTGGCGAACGCGTGCAGCCCGACGCCAGCAATAGCCAGCGATAGATCGCCAGTCAGCGCCAGTGCGAAGGACAGTAGTTCGACAGGCCAGTCCGCGAAGTCGAACAGGAACGTCATGGGCAGTAGACACGCCACCAGTAACGCGCCCTGTGTGCCAATAGCCCGTTCCGTCGCAGTCAGCGCCAGTGCGGTGAACCCGATGCGCAGCGGTTCGTACAGTGCCGTCAGGCGCATTGTCCGCACGTGCGGAAAGAGTCGTTCTATCCCCCCAACGATCCAGGGGATCAGGACGCGATATGCCACTGGTGCGGACGCCACGCGCATGTTCACTTCGTCAATGCACGCATAGCCCGCCGTGTACTTACAGTTGTACGTACCGAAGGCCAGCTTCAGCAGCACGCGATCCAGCGCCAGCGCGACGATCAGCCAGGTCATACAGCCAGCCTCGTGATGATATGCGCGGGCTGGACTTCGGGCAGCGGATCGCCCTTCAGTGCGTCTAGCGCTTGCTGTAGCGTCGCCGCCTTCGTCCGGCCCATGTCTTCGGCGGGCGTCATCTGGTTCGGGTTATCGGCCAGCCACTCCGCCCAGCTTTCGTGCGTGATCTCCCCTGTGGTCAAGTGCGGGATCTCGCACCCGATATCGACATAGTGCGGGATATTCGCCGCTTCGCAGCACGCCCCGAAGTACATATCCTCGCTGCGGTGCTGCTTGTCATTGTTGTATTCGTATCGGAAGTACGGCGGTTCCATACCCGCCTTCGCCAGGTCGTCGAAGACCCAGCGCTTGATCGCGATAGCCCCTGTTCCAACAATGGAACATTCGATCACGCCGTCCGCCTGTTCCCACGTCGCCATCGCGTGCAGCTTGCCGTCCTTGCCCCGCACGAACGCGCACGGGCTATGGGGTGGGTGGCGCATGAAGGCCAGCGCCCCGACGACGCCCAGCTTATGCCGGGCCAGCATTTGCAATATCCGCTGGGGGTGCGTATGGTCGCAGTCCAGCATGATCAGCACATCGTCCGGTTCCTGCGTCATTTCACAGAACGCACGTACCAGCCGGTTCCGCGCTGCGTCGGTAGCCATGTACGGAAGGATCATGCGCTTCGCGCCGATCCCGCCCGCGTCCAGTGCGACGTTCAGCAAGGATTGCACTGACCACTCCTGTACCGCCCGTTCCAATAGCACCGCCCAGAAGATATTGTTTTTCATGCGCTAGACCGTCCGGTTCTCAGCCAGCGCGATCACGCAGTACGAAGCGCTGGTCGTGTTCGCGTCGAACGTCGATACGGCGCGGATATAGCGCTTGGTCGCAACGAAGTGGATTTCTTCAGACCAGGGCGTCGTCGCCGCGACCGCAGCGAACGTCGCGCCCGTGATGTCGCCCCAGCCCGATCCCGTCGCCGTGCTTTCCTGAATTTTCAGGTTTAGGTTCGGCGTCGTACCCGCCGTAGCGCTGCCCGTGACATACGCCTTCATGTTGCGGCCACCGGGGTTCACGTACCCCTGTAGGTCAACCGCCGATCCGTTTGTGCTTGTCGTCTGCGTCACCAGGTTAAACAGACGCAGCACGCTTAGAAGTTTCTGGTTCATTGTGTTCCTCTCAGGACTCAGCCCTGGCTTGCGACCAGGGCATCAAGGTCTTAGCTTTCCGCGACTTTTTGGACGCGCATTTTCCAGGGTTCGATCACCTGCCCGCCGACGCGCTGTCGCGACAGGAACATGGTGATATCCGTCTCCGCGTACAGTTCGGTTAACCGCTGCACGCTGTACCCGACGCGATCCACGATCAGGTAGCCACTCGTGTCCCCGTACAAGATCGGGTAGGTGTTCGCTGCGACATCGGACATGAACTCGTCAATGAAGACGGGCTTGCCCTTGATCGTGTCGAACTGCGGGTTCGCCAGCGAACCGTTGATCAGCGACTGAACGAGGTAACGGTTCTGGCCATCCTTCAGCTTCTCGACAGCCTTCATCGTTCCGCTGTTCATGATCCATTCGGAATTCGCACGGTATTGCGCGGGAACACCGAAGAACAGATCGATCAGACCGTCTGCGGTCAGCGTCGAGGTCGTGCCACTCACGACAGACGAAATGAAGTTCGTCGCGTCAATGGTGGTCGTCAACCCGTAGGGCTGCGCAATACCGGTTCCGCTGATGAACGCAGTGTCCTCACCCAACGCATGGGCTTCAGCCAGCACCATCGCCAGATCGCCTTCGACATCATACGCATCGTCTTCCAGGAGACTGTTCGTGATCGGGCAGCTTGCCATTGCAACATGTACAGGGATGTCCGACAGACCGTACACGGGTTCGGTGATGCGGTGCGTGGTTGCGCTGGCGGGCTGTTCTCCCGTCCAGGTGATGCGCGCCGCGCTTGTCCACTTGTCGTCCGTGTTGTACGTGCGACGGGGCCACTGTACGCGATCCCGTCCTGTCGAGATCTTGCGTGCATTCGGACGGATCGCGGTCATGCCCATTTGCTTTTTGAGGATCGACAGTTGCAGGTCAACGGGTACAAGGAACCCGCCCGCCGTATCTATGCCTTCCGAGAGGGTCTTGAAATCCTTCGGGTAGCGTTCTTTCACGCCAGCCATGCCGAAGCGCATGTACGCCTCGAATGCGGGCTTGTACTCTTTCTGCTGTGTGCAGATCGGCGTGTGAACGCGGTGCGACTTCTTGCCACGCGGACTGTCGTACTCGACTTCAACCCACGACTTCGAGTCGTACTCGGCCTTGCCTTCGTCCGGCCCAGCATTGCGCCAGCCGTGAAAGATGCCCTCGCTTTTGCCCTCGTCGGGCTTCTTGCTGAACTCTTCGCCTTCGATCAGGCGTTTGCCCAGATCGATCTTAACCTTCAGCCCATCCGCTTCGCCCAAGAAGCCAGTGATTTTGTCCATAACTTCTTGCGGCATTTCGTTTTCCTTGCCCGCGTACTGCGCAGCAAGTTTCTTGGCCTCACTGATTTTGCTGGCGTGGGCCTGCGCCAGTGCTGTTAGCTCCATATGTCTCCACCAACTCGCGATTCGCGATTTCCAGACGCATCAATATCGCTTTCACGCTGTCAGTGGGTGCGAACGCCATCTCAGGCGCTGGCGGCTCGGCTGAAGCTAATACTTGCTGTAGCGCGTCAATTGCTGACTTGAGTTTTTCCAGATTGCGCGTGCTGATCACACGCCCCTCTTTGAATTGAAGGTCCGGGCCGATATCTTTGACTGCGCGGGCAATCGCGTCCAGTGTGAACGCAGCCCACTCGCTGTCGTCCTCGCTGTCGCTCTTCGCTGCGCGGGTCGCTGGGTTCATGCCCCATTGCACGTCGCTGCACTCCCACAACCGGATCTCATGCAGCGCCCGGATGGACTTCCCTTCGACGGTCTGAACGGACGACTTGCCCTTGGGTACGTCGAACCCGAACGACATCTCCGTGATCGCGCCCGCCTGTATCCCCTTCAGGATCTCATCGGCGCGCGGGGTATCCAGGTATTCGCGTGCGACTTCCAGGCCGCCTGTGGCTTCGGGCCACTGCTTCAAGATCACGTCGGGCAGCCCATCGCGTCCGACCTCGCGCAGCCCTTTGATGATCGCGGTGGGCGGTTCGTCCGACTTGTGCTGCCACAAGTGCTTGACGCGACTTGACCGTTCGCTGATCGTCTTCGTGAACGCACCTTTTAATACCATGTCGCCGCCGTCGTCTACGTTGCCGAAGACAGAACAGATCCCGGTGACAAGGCGATCATTGACCTGGTTAGCGGCTGCAATTACCTTGAATTCCATCTAGCGCTTTCCCCGTTTCGGCGGTTCGGGCTTGTCTGGCGACTGTTCGTCCATGAACTCAGTCGATTCTGTCGTGTAATCGACCCCCGGATATTCGCGGACAATAGTCACAGGCGGTTGCGCAGTGCCGTTTAGCGCAGCACGGATCGTCGCTTCGGCCTCGATCAGTTTGCGCACATCGCCAGCCCTACCCTGCGCTGCCCACTTGTTCTGTACCGCTGTTATCATGTCCAGCAATTCCGTCGCCTTGTCCAGAATGCGCTGTATGTCAGCGTTCATTGATCCCCCTTAAACGTGATAATGACCAGCCCGCGCTTGCACCCGTCCAGACGGATCGCATAGCGGATCGCTTCGACAGGCTTGGCAAAATAGCGGCGCAACTTGTACCCGCGCAGGAATACGTCGACGTAGGTCATTGCAGATCCTCATAGGTCACGCGGACGCCGCTCAGACCGCCGATCCAGATCGCGAACTTGATAATGGACGCGCACAGGTTCAGCCGCCACAGCGCCAACCGCAAGCCCTTGAACTTGACATGCACGCTGATCTGACGGATTGTCTCCGCTGCGCTGATCGGAACGTCGAACTCAGGTATGGCGGTCATGCGTTTCCCGACTCTTTTGGTTCATAGAACCGCAACATGATCGGATCGAACGTCACTGGACATGTCGCCCAATGCGTCCAAGTTGTACCGTCTCCGTCAACCATCGTCTGTTCGAGTTGCCAGAACGTCAGATCAGTATGATCTTCGCCGCAGCGCGCACAGCCTTGCACCGATCTGATAATGCGCGGCTTGTTAAACATCGGATCTTGCGGCGGTTCTACCCAAGGCATTAGTTCACGCTCCCGTACGGGTTCCATTGCGACGCCCGTTGTTCGCACGTTGGGCAGCTTTCGCTGGCGTGTAGTATCCAGTGCCAGCCGTCGCCCATTTCTTCCCACGAACACTGGCAATTGGTGAGGCATTCCGACCCTTCGCCTGGTTGCGCAGGCAAGTCCACGCCCGCTGTCGCCTGTCGCCAGTACGAAGTCCGTGCTGAATGTGCATACATTTGCGCACGTGCGCCGATCTGACCGCCGCTAACACTGCCGTCCTGGATCGCCTGTCCGAAGTCCGATAGGAAACCGTACTGCCGACGCAGTTCCGGGCCTAAGCGCAGCCAGTCGTCCGCTGTGACCTGCGAAGCGTCGCCGCCAGCGCCCGCGATCAATTGCAGCGCATGAACGCGCCGCAGTTCTTCGCGCATATCGATCTGCCAGTCAGCAAGTGTGATCTCGCCAGCGGACAGCCGATCCGACAGCCGTTGCACGTAGGTGCTGGACAGTGCGTCGATCTTGCGACTCATTTCGCGATCACCCGGCACTTGGTTCTCCAACTAACGTCATGTCGTCGTCGCTGTTCGGCGTAAACGTGAATGTGCCGACGCTGCTTACTCCAGAACCGAATCTATCCCACTGAATGTCCGACGGCAACGGCCCGCCACCGATGACTATTGCTGGCTGGAACCGTCGCTGTTCCGCGATCTTTTCCAGCGCGTCGGCGATGCGCTTTAGCTGTTCGGCGATCTTCTTATCGTAATAGGTGCTGTCTGTCATGTCGGCACACTCTCTAATTGCCCGTACAGCGCCCACAAGGACGCGATCTCATCCGCGTCGAACGGTTCCACGTCCGTGATCTTCGCCGCCGCCTTGCCTTCGGGCTGGCCGTCGATCTTGTCCGCAGCTTCGTTCGTCTTGTCGTTATCCGCTGACCCTCGCGATCCGCCGTCGCGCCGGGCGTTTGCATCAGGCTTCTTCCCGCCTGTGGTCGCTGCGTCCTGCTGTAGCGCTTGCAATGGTGGCGGTGGCGCGGCGTCAGTCGGTACAGCAGCAGCGGCCAGCCAGCGCAAGAACACGTCGCCAGCGTCGCCGATATCCTTAAACCCAAGTTCCTGTCGCGCCTCGTTCACTGTCAAGTACCCGCCTTCGACGGCTTGGTTCACTCGCGCCCACAGTTCGTTAATGCTTTCCTTCAGCGCGGGCACATCCGAGAAGTCCCATGCGGTATCCACATCGTCGCCGAAGTCCGGTGCAAGTTGCATGTCGATCACGTCACTGATCCATTTATAGAGCGGAATCAGCGAGTTATCCCACCATGATTTCTGACTGTTCTTAAAGTTCGTGTCCGTGCTGCGTTCCAGCCCGAAGCGCGTTCCGACGATGATCGGTGGCACGTCCAGCACCATGCAGATCCGCGACTCGTTGCGGGCGTCCAGGTCGCTGAACTCCATTTCGGTGAACGTCAGTCCGGTGCGTACCGCGTCGGCGTCCGAGTCCAGCACCAGTGGCTTGTGCCAGTTGTCCGTGCCCCCATAGCGCTTTTCGACAGCGTTCAAGATGTCCGCGATCGCTTGCGGCGACAGTTTCAGCTTCGACTTCAGTACGAACGCCGGGTTCGCACCGCGCTGGAAGAACTTCGCCAGGTAGTTCGTGATGTCGCTGTCCACGTCCCCGGACTTGCCCAACGCTTTCATCGGACTAACGGTCTTATAGATGTCCAGCGGATCGACTTTGCGGAACGCCAGCACATCGTCCGCACGAAGACGGAACGGCGCTGCCCCTTCAGGCGAATATTCCCACGCTTCGATCAGTGCCGCCTTACCCGGCACTGGCGCGATCAGGTCTGGTCGCAAGGGCCACAGTTCAACGACTAGCCCGGCCCGCGAACGCATCTTGTACCAGTAGGCTGCGCCAGCCAGCTTATAATTGATCAGCGTGTATGCGAAGAAGTCGAACTCGCTCATGTACGGGTTCGGACGTTCCAGCAGCTTGCGCAGGTCGTGATCCTCTATCGGATCGTCGTTCCCGCGCGTGCGGACTTCTAAACGACACTGGGCAGCGGTGTTCGCAGTCTTCTCAATGCACGCGAAGATCAATTCGTTCTGCTGGTAGCCCTCGCGGACGTAAGTGCGATACTTCCGGTCACTGTAGACCGGCATGCCGTCCAAGAACATCGGCACAAACAGGTTGTACGCGGACGCACGGATCGAACGGAACATGTTCTGCGCCTTGAAGATCAGGCTCATGACGGTCTATCCCGCCAGATCAGCCACGCGAACCACGCCAGACCGACCAGGGCCATGCACAGGATCGCCATTGGCGGCGCAAGTAGCAAGAAGTCGCGATAGGTCATGTTGGTATGTAGATACCCCCACTCGCACCGAAGATACATCCGTAATAGCTGAGTGCTGTGCCGATCACGCAGTCATCATGTTCGTTTTCCGGCGCTGCCAGTCGCCACACGCCGCTAGGGGTCTGGCTGGCCTGGAACGCCTGGAACTCGTGCTGTTGGTTCGCGTCCGGTAGCAGCCGCACGCCGCTTGGACGTTGGAACGACTCGTGCAGCGCGGACATGATCTGCGCTTTGGACTCGTTCGTCGTCTCGAACATGTTGATCGCAATGTTGTCCATGCCCAGCGCAGCCGCCTCCGACCACATCTCTTCGATGTTCGTACTACCCATGCTGTTGCGTTCAGCCCACAGCGTTGTGACGCCCCAGTCCTTGCACATCAGCAGCGCACGACGCCGCATCTCTTTCCAGGGCATTTTGTTGATGCGCAGCACGTCCTTTTGGCGCAACGTGTTTGCGTCCATCACGGACAACACCGTATAGTCGTTCGTCTGCCCGAAGTCCAAGCCCGCCGCATAGCGATGGGCCGGGTCTGGCGTGTCGTTGTACGGCGCACAGAACACGTGCGACAGATCGCCGAAGTAGCCCTGGCCGGACAGCAGGAAACACGCTATCGGGTCTTCGGGATACTCCTGAACGAACAGGTGCTTCAGTTCGCGCTGTTTTTCGCGCCGCCACTTGATCTGTTCAGGTGTCAAATTGTGTTTGACACCTAGCGCCAGTTCGTCGTCCGTGAACGTCAGCACCTCGTTGGCGGCCAGCGACCTGCGATAGTCCGGGTCGATCCACCAGGGGAAGAAGTGCAGCCGCCAGTCCGACTGACCGGACAACGCTTCCATGCACAATTGATAGAAGTAGCCCTGCGCGCCGTTGGGCGTGCTTTCCAGGACAACTTGCGGGTTGCCCGCCTGGATAGCGCCCGCGATCACGTCCTCAGCGTTGGGCCAAAACGCGACTTCTGATCCGTGAATGTGCGAGTACGTGTCGCCGCGCCCTTTTTTCTTGCCCGCTGTACCGCCGACGGTGACAATGGTCGCTTCGCTGTCCTTGTCCGGGTACGTGGTCACTGTCGCGTTCGCGTACTTGCGCACGGGCCGGGCCGGATCGTGCTGCCAGAACCGATCCGACATACGCCGCATCTTCTGTGTCAGATCGTCGTCGTGACAGATCGTCAGGGCGGTGGCAGTCGAAGTCGTCACGGCCTTATAGATCCCGGCCTGAATGACCGTCGACATCCCCAACTGTCGCGCCTTCAGGACAAGATCACGGTTTGTGCGGTTGTCGCTGAACTGACGTTGCGCAGCGTTGTACGCCAGCGGTACAAGCGCCTTGTCCTTCGACAGCACTTTTAAATTGCGGGCCGCAAATTCACTCTCTGATAAATTTAACTTATCGGTACGAATGTGCCGCGCACTGGCGTGGGCTGCCGTTTTAGCCGCAGCGCGAACAGCAATGCTAGTCACTCAGCACCGCCTTGTTCAACGTTTGCAGCAAGTTCGTGGTAAAAGTTCTCAAGTGCATCGGACGCCGACAGCCCGTGTTCAGCACACAGCCGCGCCAGCTTGTCCAGCGTGCCGCGTGATTCCGTGATCGACGTGGGCATATCGTCCAGCAGTCGCGACTTATCGAACAGAATGCCGAACACTGTGCCCAGTGTCATGAACGGTGCATCGTTGCGCTTGCCCTGCATTGCACTGACGATAGCCGCCATTTCGTCATGGATCATTTTCCGCAAGTCAATTGTTTTTTCGTGCAATAGTTCTTGCGGTGGCGGGTTCTGCGAAGCTGTCACCCAATTGCGGAGTAGCTGGTGGCTGATACCCAGTTCGCGCGCGGTACGCGATAACGCCCCGGTCTTGCCAGGGTATCCATTTGCAATTGCCATCGCAGTTGCGTTCGCGCGATATTCGTCTGTGTACCGTTGCCGCTTTGCCATCCGTTGGGCTGTGCCCGCTGCCCAGCAGTCCGGGCACGCCCGATCCCCCTACACCGCTTACAATAAAAGTTCGGGCCGAACTAGCCCTTTGGCTGGAAGCCAGACTCGGACTGGCCGTCGCGCCCCATCGCTGCGTACATATTCCGCATTACCCGCGAGTTCCAGCGCTGTCCGCACGTGCGGACAATTCATAGTTTCGGACTGTCGCGCTGATGCGACAGTCTAGACATATTATAAGGCACGTACAACGTTTGTCAAGGGGGGAGGGTTAGTGGGTCGCGAAGAAGAACCCTTTGTTATCGCCAGACATGCCGACGACTAGCAACGGATCGGGATCATCCTGATATACTTCTTTGATAATCCAGCCGCCAGCCGACGCACCGGGGAACAGCTTAATATCAAATTTAGGCTTAGGCTCAACTTCCAGCAGAAATTTGTCCAAAACTTGCCCATTGCTGACTACTTTGAAATCAAAAACGTTAACGGTCAATTGTTCGTCAG